AGCCTGCATAAAATTGTTGGTTATCTAATTGCGTTTGAGTTAAAGCTAATTTTTCAATATTAGAATAACAATATAAATGCTTAAAAAAACTACTCTCAAAAAAAGTACTTGTAAACGTTCTCCCAGTTGTTTCAATAATTTTCTTTACATATTCGTAAATACTAAAACAAGGCAAAAAATCTTTAACACTCCAAACAGTATCACTATTGCCATTTGTACCTCTATCAATAAACGGATATACATATCCTTCGCCTGTGCCTACATTTGTTCGTGATGCAATTTGATTAGCCCTTGTATAGTCATGGTCATAATCGCTGAAATCTAAATCATCGGAACTGTTTGTATTGCCCGTAATATATTTTTCTCCTATGTCAACAAATAAAGAGCCACCAGCACCAATGATTGAGCATTCATATACGATTGAATTATCAGGGTTAATATTTATTTTAATCAGTTGCAAGTCACCAGCAAAGTTTTCTAAGCCATCAACTAAATATTTAACGGGCGTTTTTAAATTCTTATTAAAGTACTGTGTTACTACATTTACTTCAAATAGATTTTCAAATAATTTATTTACTTCATTCGTGCCTAATAAATTAATTGTTTTACTAAAAGATGCTTTACGTTGTTCGGGATTCCTTACATCCGCTAAATTAAAGTTTATGCTAACAGGGATGTTAACTCCAAATGGAAAACTTAAAAATCCATTTACACCGTTAACACCGTTTATGTATAGTTCAGTTCTTACCATTATATACCTCTTTGTCTAGTTTCTACTACGCCTGTATTTACAATAACGTTGTATTGAAATAGTGATTCGTTCTCACTCTTAATCTCTTCATAACCGTTGTTAGTTATTGTAACGGCTAACAAATCAGTACCATTATGCAACCACACTTGCGGACTGCTCCATAAATCATTTAACTGTCTGCTTTGCGTTTCCGTTATCCAGTCAGTATTTAATAAGATAGTCGATTCAATAGACGTGCTTACAATATGGTCTTCTCTATCCCATGTATTAGAGCCGTATTCTCCAGTTGTTGTATTTAATATGTCTGGATTTAAAGTAACCTTATTAGTCTTTTTAGTGTAATTATATTTTGATATTTTATCAAAGTGGAAAAATAATATGTTACCGTCCCTATCTAAATAGTATAAAATATTATCAGTGTACTTTGTGCAAATATCTTTAATCACAATAGTATATCGGTAAACAAATGTACTTCCATCTTTAAAGTTTACTCTAATTGTGTCACCAACTTGAGCCGTTGCAGTTGTAAACATTGCGCTGTTTAATCTAACAACATACATTTCGTAAGTTTGAGTTTGCACTGGTATTGATGCTACTGTTATTGTATCAATAGTGGTTAATATTCCAGTCCCTTCAGCTGGTCGCCTTAATTCAATAACTAAATTATCAATTATACTTGCATTAATAAAGTGTAAGTACATATCTCTATTTAAAGTCAATCTATTATCGGGAGTTATTGTTGTTGCTGTTTTAGATAAAAAATATTTACCTACATTTTGCCCAAATAAATAGTCTTCAAAATCATAGTTTCTAAAAGCGGCATCCGTTAAGCAAGCATCAAAAGCATTGTAATTAGTTGTTGTAATGTCATCAATTTCGCCATCATAATACTCTGAAATTGTAACCTCAACTTCAACTGTTTTACTTCCTGCCAATTCAATAGGACTTGCTAAACTTAATTCGGGATTGAAATAATGTTCAATAAAATTTTGCACCCATTCTTTGGCATCAAACACTAACCAATTGTCGGGACGTGGTAAATATTCCTTTATACTTGCCACACCGTTAACACTAACATTGACAAGGTATTTAAAATCTGGTTGACCTATATTGTCAGATAAAGCTGTAAATATTTGATTATTATAAGCTGGGGTTAATTCCTGCGGATGTTTATATAAAGTTAATGCCATTTTATTTTGTTGCTTGTTGAACGTTTACTATTACATCGGTTTCTATCAATTCAGCAATATCCTTTTTTAGTTTTTCAGTACGTCCATCGTTAATTACCTCATCAAAAAAGTGGTTGCCTTCGTAACCGTCTTTATGTATTTTCCTTGCAATTACAAAAGCTAAATTTTCAACCGCTGTTTCATAGGTTTGTTTTTTATAAACCTTTTTAATTTTTTTATTCTTTAATGTAGTTGCCTTTGCTGTTTTACGTTTTGATATTTCAACCTTTAATTTTCTAGTCTTTATCCAGTTAATTAAATTACGTCTTAAAGCACCGTCACCACTTTTCCTTGTTTCACTACGTCCACTATTAACAGCATCCCAATAGTCGTTCATTTTTAATTTAAACGTTATGCCACCACTTTCAAAAGTAGTTTCGGGCTTAACACTATCACTTAATCGGCTATTTAATGACTGGTCTTTTTGTTTTGACTTCAAAGACTTTTGAGTATCGGTAACTAATTGTTTACCGAAGTCAGTTAATAAATCTTTTATCTCTTTATCTATTGCCATTTAATGCGATTTCAAATTTGCCTTTATCTTTTAAGTAGGCTAACTTATTGTAATATCTTATAACGCTCCATTCAAATATTTGGTCTTCATTTAGGTTAGTATCTTTAACAACTAAACCGACTGAGTATTCCCATCCCCACCTTTCAAAAAAGTCTGAAACTCTAAGTCTTCCATCATCTCCTTTTGTATCTCCGCTATTGTTTCCGTTGCCTTCACTAAAGAGTCCGCTAAAACTTTTGTGTAGCTTGTCAAAGTTTTTGAATAAAAAAAAACAGCCCCAAGTGATTCGCTTAGTTTTGATTGCCTAAATAATTCTACATTTCGTTGGTGGTTATTTGAATTATATACCCATTTACCGTTCTCGTACTCTTGATGACAAACCGCCATTAATTCGGGCAAACAATTAATATAGTTATTGTCACTATTCTTAACCATTTCTTTCCAGTCCTTCTCCTGTGCTATATTATATTCGTGTATCTCTTTAATGTATCTAAACTTAATGCCGCCTAACTTAATCTCTTTTGGAGTTTCAATCTGAGTAATAGGCTGAGTTAAAAAAACTGCATCCATTAACGTGTTATAGACCTCTGTTGCGTTTAAACTTTCAATATAGTCTATTGACTTACCACTCAAAATTGATAGCCTTAAAACAGCCCTATCTAATTTATCCAAAGTATCATTGCTTTTCAATTCCTCTAATTTTTGGAATTGGTCAACTGTTAAGTCTTCGTATCTCTTTGGTATTTTCATTATAATAATATAGTAATTTATTTGAGTTTTACATTTATTGAATAAAGAATGTTGACTTTTTAAGACGGTTTAAAGCTACGTAACGGATAGCATCAATAGCGTGGTTATAAGTATCAATAGGTTGTGATGTGTGTTTACCGTCGTTATCAGTCACCCATTTATAGTTCCTTAGTTCCTTTATCAAATTAATACTAGACTTCGTTACATTCAATTTAAACGCTTGTAAAGTATCAATTGAGTTACGAATACTATCAGCCCCCTTTTTAGCACCCTCAATCCTAAAACTTGCCCTTCTTATATCCTCAATTGATTTAGGCTCAGCACTATCGGCAACAATCATTTGTTGGCTTGTTACATTCAATTCTTTTAACCTAGCTATTAAATCACTATTAGTTAATTTAGTTTGGTATATCAATTCGTTTAAATAAAGTTCGCCATTGTACCTGTAAACTGCAATTAATGTACTTGGATCATTCGTAAAACCAAAGTCCATTCCGTAAGCTATAAACTCAGCATCTTTTGGAACGCTATCACATTGCTCCCAATTTTCAAATACAGTACCTTGCAAAGAACCGATATTCCCCAAACCATAAACGTTCCACCAATTAGCCCAGTAAGTTGATGTAAGTGCTTTCTCCTTTGCTTTCTCAATCTCTTTAATAATTGATAGGTCAAGGGCTTCATTATCTTTGTAAGTCAAAACCACAAAATCGGTATCACTATCATTAATCAATTCGGTATCAACCCAAAATTCACTAACAGGATTATAATCTAAATAAATAAAACGTCGAGTACGAATAGCCAGTTGGTAATAGGCTTCCCAGGTTATATTATTGCACTCATTAACAAATAGCACATCACGTCTTGCACCTCTCAATTTACTTTCTGCATCCGCACTAAAGAACTCAATATAAGCACCGTTACTAAACGTATAAACTAAAGATGACTTGTTGAAATTTTCAGGCTCATACATTCCAATCATGTCCATAATTTTAAGAAAGTCACGTAATGCACCCCTCTTTAAATGTGGGATTGTTTCAGCAACTATTGATATTTCAGCTAATGGATTTTTAACAGCATAGTCAATTAAGAAAGGAACTATTGTAAATGTTTTACTTGCAGACGTTCCGCCCCTTACTACCCGAACTCTTTTATTGAGTTTAGATATTTTCGCTTGGGCTGTCGTTCGTTGTAACATTAATATCTATTCCGTTAAAGATAGGTTTCTCGGTTATTAATTGGTTAATCGTTTGGCTCGGTACTCCATGCACTCTACTGATTAAAGTTTCAAGGCTGTACAAAGTTCCCTTCTCTAAAGATTTACGCATAGCATTTGCAATTGTACGTTCTAAAATGGTAGCGTGTTCGTCTTTAAATATATCAGCTAATTCATTTAAAGTCATAGCCATCATGTTCTCAATGGTTTGGTTTATATCCTGTTTGTTATAACCCATATCTTTTAATTGACAAACGAATTTACGAGGTCGTCCGTTTGGGTTTCCGCTCTGTCCTTTTTTCCAACTAAATGGTAAAATATATTCTATGTTATCTGACATTATTAATTTTATTTATTATATTTGCAGTGCGATGGTAGTTTAAAATAGAACATTAGTCAACCAGATTAAAGGCGGGGTTTGTAACCACCTCATCGCTCTCAGTAATAACCTTGCGCTCTTGTAGGGTTATTTTTTTGCCCTTATACATTCCTGCACCTTGTTTATCTATTTCGCTAAATGGTAATATAGGAACTGTTATTTTACAAGTTTTATCTATTAGATAAATATATTTTAATTGATTACCTATTAATCTTTCTATCCTATTTCCTTTATCTCTTAAAATTTGCATTTCTTTATCTGAAACAGTCCATCCAGTAACTAAACATCTGTCCCATAATATTTTTCCGTGCAAAACTTCATTATTAAATTTAAACACTTGTCCGCTTTTTGCTATACCTACTAATTTGAAACCACTTGCCCTATAAATTGTTCCGTCTCCACATTGTGTTCCATCTGAAAACGATAATATCCATTTTATTTGAGGTGCATTCTTTTTTATTAATTTAATACTAATTGCTATACATCTACTTTCACTATATTTTGGCAAATATTCATCAAAAGCCATTCTGTTAAGTTCAAGCATTTCGTTCCAACCAGTATTTTTAACTAAATTTATTGAGCCTTTTTTATTAATTGGACTACCATAACTCATTACTCCGTGCAAAGCATTATCTAAAAAGTAGCCAAAATGTAATTTACTATTTGGTACGACCTTACCACTATAATGATGTTTTTTTACAAACTCATTAGCAATCTTACTAGGTATAACTTTTACGATTATTTCCTTTGCTCTGCCCATTGCATAATAATTAAATACAAAGCGTTACCGTTACTATTTTCATTACCCATCGTTTCGGCATATTTATATTCTTCGGTTTCTTTAATATCCTGAATAGCGTTTTTAATTTGCTCAGCTTGTTCGTCTGCCAGTGTAAAAGTCATTTGTTGAAACGGTGCTTTGTCGCCATCGGGCAAACTAAAATCAGTTCCTAACTCATCACTATCCAAATCAAAACCTATTAAATCCAACCCCCAACTTTCCAATTCCAAAGCATCCCATTCCTGTAATAAACTCCAATCCCATTCTCCACCGCTTACATTATCCTTAATAAGAAATTCACGCTGTTTTTCTGCTGATAAACCACTTACTTTTATAATCGATACTTCCTTTAACCCAGCTTCTTTGCATGCCTTAAATCGCATATTTCCGCCCAAAATAATCATGTCGTCATTTACAACAATA